CTAACCGATACAACCACTTTCAGCAACTTAAAATAACAAGCGTGAGAACAAGTTTTTTTGGGATCAGTTGGTCTACCGCTTGTTCTGTGTAAACTTTTCTTTATAGTGATTTTATTATAACGTAAAACCAGCTACGTTAGCCTACTTTTGCCACATTTACATATGAACTAATTCGCTTAGCTTTGTTGCAACAATTTTATGCTTTTATTTTCACAACGCCGCTTTTATTTAAATTGTTCTCACAAAGGTAGGTACTTTTTTGCGGTTTTGGGGAAAGTAAATAATTAGATTTTTTGTGATGCTAATTGACTTACATTTTTATTGAAAATATTTTTAAAAAAGTGGTTGACTTATAGTTTAGCTAACAGTATATTCATTACGTAGTGTTTATACGTTACATAGTGGCAATGGGGGGTAAAATGACTTTTGATTCATGTATCAAGGGTGATACTTTAGTATTAGATTATTTAAAAGATACGAGCGGAGCGGTGACCTTCTTATCACGTAAGCCATACATTAAAAAGCTTTCTTTAAGGTTTTGCAGTATAGGTACGAAAGGTGTAGAGGCCTTGGCTGGTGTTAATCTTACAAATCTTACTTCACTTGACTTAGGTTGTAACAATATTTGGTGACCAAGGTGTAGAGGCCTTAGCTAGCCTTTATCTTCCAAATCTTACTTCACTTGATTTACATGATAACAAAATTGGTGACCAAGGTGTAAGAGTATTAATTGAAGCATTACGTAATGGCAAGTTTCCAAAGCTTACTAGTGTTGATGGTATTAGTTCTCCCCTAAAAAAAGATTTAGATGTTTTGCTTAGACGTAACGCTGAGAGTGCTGAACAATCTGTAATCGGTAATGGCGATTCAGAACAGAAGTGGGATAATCCAAAGCAAGACTTGAATGTAAAAGTTAAGGAACCTGAGGAAATAAAAGCTCAGCTAAAACGAGAGCAGGAGAGTGCAAAGCAAAAGTTGGTTGAAAAAACTAAATTAGAAGAAGATCCAAAACAAACAGAACAGAATGCTAGCACACTAAATTATAAAGCAGGTAAACTGATTGAACAACGGAGTCAACTAAAAAAGCAGATGGATGATGCAAAACAGGAAAGTCAAATCCAAAGTCTGCAGGAACAACTTGAAAGCAAAAATAAAGAGCTAAATGGTAAAAACGAAAAATTCTTGGGAGCAAGTACTCATAGTAAAAGGCAAGGTAATTACGCCTCTGTTTCTTTTGTGTTATCTGGAGCATTTGCTGTTGGTGCAAGTTTAACAATACCTTATTTAGCGATATGTATTACATTTGCTGTAGCTGCATCGATTTTTCTTGCAGTAGGATGTTACTGTTCGTATAAGGCAAATACAGCATTGAGCAATGTTGAAGTTGATCAAACAAACGGTATCAATCTTGCAGATGCTTAAAAATAGTTTTTAAGGTTTTAAATTGTACCCGTTCTCCTAGTACTTTTTCGGTTGGTTTGTGAGGTAGCACAATGAAAAATATATTTATCAAAGCTAATGCACCTTTTCTCATAGGTAGTGCTCTTGCTTCTCTTATATTGCTTACATCTGGAGTTTTTACTGTAGCTCCTTATGTTGCATTTTTAGCTCCAATCGCAGCTTTAGGTATAGCTCTTCCCGTTATTTTGACTTTATTTGTACTTTCTGCGGTAGTAATTGCACTTTCATACAAAATAATTAGTCAGAATAAAAAGTTTGATGTCAAAGAAATAGAACTTAATGAAAAAAATAGACTAGCTAAAGAGCAAGAGAACACAATAAAAAACTTGGAAACTAAAATCAAAGAGCTAGATGAGGCAAAGCAAAAATTAGGAGATGAAAAAAATAAGCTAACTCAGAATATAAAAGAATTAGAGAGTGAAAAAGTTAAATCAGCTCTGGAAAATAAGAACAAAATAGAAGGGTTAGAAACTAAAGTTAAAGAGCTAGATGAGGCAAAGCAAAAATTAGAGGTTCAATTATCTGCAAAAGATTTAGAGCTAACTAATATAAAACAAGAATTAGAAAACTTGAAAAATGAACAAGCTCAAAAAAATGATAGTGGTTACGAATATTTAGAATTACATAAAGAGAATCAGGAAAGGCAAACAGAGGCTACACGAGAAGGTCAAAACCAAAAACGGAAGCTGATTAGCCCAGACTTGGGCATTAGCTCGATGTTTTCAGAAGATGATTCATTGTCTTCAGAAGATGATTCATTGTTCGAAGAGGATACCACTGGATTTATGCTGCTACCGCAAAACATTGTGCCCTGTGCAGGAGCTCGAAAATTTGCAGAAAGTTGTCGAGAGAAGTTAGGTGCTCAACCTGCTAGTGATCCAAATATGCAGCCAACGTTTCGTAGTAGGTCTTCAAGTCCTAGTGGCAGCAATGATAGTGGTCAGTCTGATCCAAGTAGTAAGTTAGGTGGAGTACGGATATCGCGTAGCCAGTCACTGAACTCTTTACATTCTGATGATGGTGATATTAAAATAGACAGCAGTTCACAATATTGTTAACCTGGCAGGCTTTTTTGCATAGCAAGTTAAGCGGAGATGGCACAAGTGTGAAAGGAGGTAATATTAGGTTAATGATTTAAGAATCTTTCTAAAGAAATTCTCTTTTTTAAAAAATTTACTTGATGATTATGACCATTTTTTTTGGTTTATATTGGATTCAAAGAAGACTCAACAATTGGCTGTTCTATATCTTCTAACTTCTTCAATCCTTGTATTCGGCTTTAGCACGCTATACAACGCATAACTCACACAAGCTAATCCAACAATTCCCACAACCGCTGCTACCACAGGCATTTTCATGATATACAATGCAACACCGCTTGCCAATAATATTGCACCAACAACACCAGCCAGGATTGCTTGTCTTTGTTGTGTTAACGGTTTGTTTTTTTCGTCTGTAGCATCAAAACATGGTTCAGTGGGAGATGGGCTGTCAGGAGTGTTTGGTTCTTGCTCATTAGTTTCTCTATCAAAACACAGTTCGGAGGTTGGCTCTACAGTAGTTTCTATTTGCGCTTTTTCGCTACTTTCACATATAGGTTGAAGATCTTCACTATTTATATTATATAATTTAGTGTCAGTTTCTGTAGCTTTATCAACTGTATTGGTTTGCTTTTTTATTTCAACTTTAACTTCCTCAACATCTGCCGGCATCTCCATATCAGCTCCTTTTGCGGTAGTGGTACCTTTTTTATTTCTAAGCTTTTCAGCAATATCTTTCCATATTTTTTTCGGTGTTCTCATAATGTTTTTCTCCTATTTCTTTTGTAAATTAAGATGCTATTCCGTAAAATTTCTCCCACTGCTCACTCCACAGCATCGGTATTTCCCTTAAATCAACTAACCGCAAATTACTTGGTTGTTTTCCATTTACTATGTCTTCTTTAATCTTTGGAGCTAAATAATTTAACCTTAAAATTTGTTGTATACGTCTTGTACCTATATTAATTTTGATACTCAGTTCCTTCACACTTGCATATTTTCCTTCTTCTAGCTGCCGTTTCCATAGGTGAGCTCTCACCACTGCTTTCAGTAGCGCATTGTTTGTTTTTCCTTCTGGTTCTACTACTGTGCATTTGTTTCCTTTCTTCTTCAAATTCATTGCTATAAATGTCTCCTCTGATTCAGAACATACTTCTACTCCTTCCTCTCTTACCCACACTACCTTTATTAATTTTTTCACTGCTTCTTTCTGTTCTCTGAAACTTAAATTTTCCCATTTTTCTTTTTTTGCCCCTTTTTCCCAATTTTCATATAAGCGTTCAGCTCTCTTCATTACTTCTTTTTCCACTTCTCCTGCTACTACGGTTCGATTTATTGATCCACAATCTTTTCCTCTTAAATGGTTATTGCATATATAATATCGATACCTTTTATTTTCTTTTTTTGAGTATGTCAGCGTCATGTTTACTTTGCAGCATCTGCATCTTATCATCCCCTTTAGTAGCGCCTCTTCATATTTTTTGCCTCGATATGGCTGATTCTTTATTAATTCCTGTGCCTTTTGCCATTTTTCTTCCTCTATTATTGCTTCATGCTTTCCTTTATATTGTTTCTCGTAATGTCTTGTTTTTCCCATATATATAGGATTTGTTATTATTCTCCTTACCGTCGCTTTCTTAAATATCTCTCCTCCATATACTTTTCCCGATTTTGCTTCAAACTTCTTCGTTCGATATCCTTCTCTGTTTAACTCTCTTGCCAATTCTGCCATTGATTTCAGCTCCATATACCTCTCAAATATATGCTTTATTACTTTTGCTTCTTTTTCATTTATTATTAATTCCTTATCTTTTGCATCATAACCAAGTGGTGGATTCCCTCCCATCCATAGACCCTCTTCCTTCGATGTTGCTATTTTATTTTTTACTCTCTCTACTATCATTTCTCTTTCTAGTTGTGCTGCTCCTGATAACACTGTTTGCACAAATTTTCCCATTGGTGTGTTGTTATCAAATATTTGCGTCACTGCTACAAAACTTATCCGGTGCCTTCTAAAAAATGACGTTACTTCTATGCAGTCCTTTGTTTCTCTTGATAACCTATCTAGCGTATACACTACCACACAGTCCACTTCTCCGGCTTTTACATCTTCAAACAATTCCTTTATCGCTGGTCTATTTAAATTACTTCCTGAATAGCCTCCATCATCATACCTTTTGGCTAATGCTACCCACCCTTCTCGGCTTTTTATGTATTTTTCACATGCTACCCTTTGTGCGTCCAAGCTATTAAACTTTTGTTCTAGTCCATCCTCATTTGATTTTCTCGTATATATCGCACACCTTACCTCTTTTAGCATTTTCTCCCCCTCAACTTACCTTTTTATCACGCATCCCAAATAATAAAGGACCGTTGTAGCTCATTCCCATTATTTTTCCGGCTACCGCTGATAATGACGTATAAAACTCTTCTCGGTAGATCAAACCTGTATTTGTTACCATTACAACGTGGACTTCTTCTCCTCTCTCTAATATTAACTCTGTTCCCTCTACTGGCAGTTTATCGCTACTTATCCTTTTTCCCTGTTCTAGCCGATCTGCCAGGTATTCTAGTCTTTTTGCCCCTTTTCTTGATATTTCTCCATACGCTTTCTCCTGCAACCTATACGCCAATCTTGGTATCAAATATTTCTTTGAGTTTCTAGGCGCTTCTTCCCCAAAGACCTTCCTCCATATTTTTCTCAGCTCTTCCAACACTTTTTTCTCTAAATTCAATACTTTCTTTTCTATTTCTTCCATACCTCTCTCCTATCTTCTGAATTTTTAAAAACGCTATAGCACTTTCTCATCCACAAGCTCTTCCTTTGCCGCTATCACACCTGCTGTCGTACTTTCCGATACAACCCTTATTCTTTCTATAAACTCCCTCTGTTTATTTGCCATTTTTACGTTCTCTAACACTTCTTTTATCTCTTTATTATTTCTCGCATAATCCATTGGGGTTTTGCCATATTTATCCTTTTGCTCTACATTTGCTCCCGCTTTTACTAGTTCTTCTACTATTTTTACCTCACTGACCATGCATGCAAGGTGTAACGCGGCAAATTTGCTACTTCGTTCCACTGCGTTTACCTCCACTCCTGCCTTTATCAGCTCTTTTATATTTTCTAGACGTTGTCCCATGACTGCTAAGTGCAGTGGTCTGTATTGTCCTGCATCTGCCACATTTACATCTGCTCCCTTTTTGATTAATAATTTCACTTTTTTTGGATCTGGCATCCCTACTGCATAATGCAATATCGTCCTTCCTTTTGTGTCTTTTTTATTAATATTTTCTATTGGGTTACCTAATACCTCGTTCCATGACTTACTAAATTCTTCTCTTTCTTTTTTACTAAATTTTACCATAACGTTCCTCAGCTATTAATGTAATATAAAGTGGCTCCAATTTGGCTCACTTTAGTGCTTAGCAAACTTTGTTTGTTTACCAGCTACTTTTTCACTTAGGGTTGTTTTAGCATAAAAAGCAAGTTTTTTTTACAAAATATACAAATTTTTTCCACATATTATATTAAGATATAAATCTATATACTTAATCTATTAAATCTACCTCCTGCTGTTGTCAGCTTTTCTCTATCATTTAGCTTCTTTCCACCATTTACCACCTGCTTTTCCGATACCTTACTTATTTTTTCCATTAACTCCCTCTGTTTATTCACTATTTTTCCTCCATTTTTCTTTAACACCTCGCTTATCTCTTCATCACTTGCGTAATACATTGGGCTAAATCCTGATATACTTACCCGGTTTATTTCTGCCCCTGCTTTTATTAACTCTTCTACTATCTTTTTTCCACCTACCATACACGCTAGATGTAGTGCCGTATTTCCATCTTCTTCGGTTGCGTTTATCTCTGCTCTGGCTTCTATTAATTCTTTTACGTTTTCCAGACGCATTCCAAGCGCTGCTGAGTGCAGTGGTGTATAACCTTCGTTATCTCTTGCATCTACATCTGCTCCTTCCCATATCAGCCAGTTTACTTTTTTTTTCGTCGACATTTTTGCTGCTCGGTGCAACATTGTTTCACCGTTTTCATTTTTTCTATTTATATGCTTTTTAGACAATTTGCCTGCAAGCAACTCTTGAAATAATTCATTAAAATCATCCCTTTCTTCTTGACTAATCCACATGATGTACCTCACTATAAAAACATACGCCAATTTGGCTCACTTCAGTGCAAGACCAATTTTTTTTGTTTACTTGCTACTATTTAAGTTATGCGTGTTTTAGTATAAAAAGGCAAGTCTTTTTTCGCGTAGTACACCTTTTTTAACTAAATACTAATATAGTATATGAAGATATAAATATATATGCTTAACGCATTAAACATATTACTTGCGTCTCTTTCCAAGACCTGTTCAAATGTCGATGTTCGTGCCATGTTAGTACACCTGGGTAAAACACTAAAATGTAATTTTCCGGTTCATGTATTGAATCCTTTTGCTCTGAATTTAAATCGCTTTCAAAATGAACATTGTGCTCTGCCACACCAAATCTTATAACTTTTTGGTCGGTAAAATCTTCTACCTTGTAGTGGTGAGTAACGCTAAACCTTTCTAAAACTGGTTTATATTTTAAATTCCACAGTTGTTCAGATAGTTTGCTACTTCCCAATAAAAATTTATCCCCTTCCTCTTCTATACTAGTAACCGGAAAACATGCGTTTATTTCTCCTAAGTTCCAGCTATCTGATAATACTATCTGCGCTTTAGCAAACTTAATTGCCGGTAGTAAGCTCTGTGGTAGCGGATATAGCGCTTTGAAGTTATACCACACATGATTTCTTTCATAAATACCGTTATAGTTCTTAGTATGAGGCTCTGTTTCTCCAAGTATTGCTACATCCAAGCGATATATGTCATTGCTTAAAGCTCGTTCATAATGATCGCGTAGATAGCTTTCTACAATCCTAATAACTGGACCACTAGACCTGAAAAAATTTACTCTCCCAAATGATAACACTGGTCCATCTTTTTCGATCTTTGTACCAGAGTAGTCTGATAATAAGCTGCCAAAAAAGCTTTCATCTAAAATAAATCTTCCAATATTATAGTGGTCATTGAAAAGCCTCATTAGCCTCGATCTTGCTGGCAATGATAGTTTTGCTAGTTCTACTACTGCATCCACGAACGGTACATCTCTTATCCCTACCTGCAACTCAAAAAAGTGTTTACCGGGTGGCTCTTCAATGATCGTAATATCTTCTATATTTGCCCATTTTAATGCTATTTTAAGTGATTCTGGTGTGCCACGCAGTCTTTGAAATTTTATCCCTTCTTTTATCGCCTTTCTTTTGTCTGTTACCCAACGCAGAATTTCCCCCAATCCATATTCTTCTATTATCCACGGTAGTATTTCATCTTTAGAATTAAACTTAAATCCTTTTATCCTGCTTGGATCAACTTTGTAATCGATAGCCTCTACTATGGCTCTTTCTTCTTTTGTGCTATTAGGTGGAAGTAACATTAGCTTTTGCCCATTAATTCGATTTCTAGCTTGCCTAAACAAACGCACTCATTTCCCAGTACCACAACATCCTCCTTTGGCTCTATTAATTCCACGTTTTCCACTCCTTCTATAAATAGATTTGCTATAATCCACGCCCTTGTTACACTCCATCCCAATCTTTTCGTTGTTTCAAATTTTTCTATAAATCTCTTCTTCACTGTTTCAACAATATCTGGTCTTTTAATACTAATTCTGCTGTGGATATTTATTTCAATAATATTGCAACCAACTACTGTTATCGTATCTGTTAATACCCTTATATCATCCCTGGTGACTTGCTTTCCTACAATATCCAGTAGTTCTTCAGATGCTATGCCATTTGTGGATAACTCCGTGGATAAAATCGAGATCTCTACACTCCCTGGCACTTTTGATTCAACCAGCGCATCCTTAACTCTGCTATCTGCTGAAAGCGCATGAAAGCGGTAGTGCTCCTTGCTACCTCCTGTGCTCCAGCCCTCTATTTTTGCCTTGATTCTTTTTCTAAATCGTTCATCATCTTCTTCACCTTTTCGCTCAACGCCATAAAATTCAGCTAGGTGATCAAGGTCTATTCCTGTTGCAAAACGGAGCAGATTTGCTTTTGCTGCTTCATTAACCCTCTTTCTTAGCAAAAGCTCTCTCCAGGCCGCTATTTCCATAATTTTTGTTGCTGGATCGCTTTCAATAAGAGCAGTAAAGCTTGGGTCACGAAGAACTAACTCTTCCTTCATTCTCGAGAATATTTCTTCGTAGCTCAGTTTTTCAATTATCTCTGGCTGCTGCATTTTTAAACAACTACTCCATTAATATTTATGAACTTACCTTCTGAAAGATAGACACCTTCTAAATCCAATGTTACTCTCCCTTCTTTTACTTCTGTGATTTTTACTTTTTCTAACTTAAATCTCTTTTCCCATTTTCCCAGTGCTTCCGCTGTTGCTGCATAAATTCCTAACGAAAAATCTCTATTTATTGGCCGATCAATTAACTCAAATAACCTTGAGCCATACTCCCTCCTCATTATTCTGCTGCCTATCGGCGTGGTTAATATATCAATAATTGATTGCTTTAAATGTTCTATTCCTTCAAGCTCTTTTCCCGTTTTATTGCTCATCCCACGCATTTTTAGCTCGCAAATACATTTTTGCTAATACTCATTACATGAAAACCACACGATGCCAAGTCACCGGTTCTTGTTATGCCAATATCATTAACAAATACGCTGTTTGATCCCTGAGTTAGTTTCTCCCCTAGAGTTAAGATATCTCCTTTTCGACACACAGATCTACCGTTTACAAAAACGTCGTTACTACCACTCATACAAACATGTGCCGGTATTCCACTACAATAATCCCCTATACAAACCACAGCTTTAGCCATACTTAATTAAGGTCGATTCTCTTTGCTTTGAGTTTTATGCCTCTCTTGGTAATCTTCACACTTGATTCTCCAACCCTAAAAGTAATCTTATCAACTACAGATACTTCCAAATGATGGTTTTTCTTGTCATATGATATTTTTGTTCCGTCTTCAAATAAAAAACAATCTACCTCTTTTTTGCTTTCCGGAGCAGGGTATTTTTGTTGCCATATTCCAGCCAAAATAACTCCTAACGATAGTTCACCTAATGGCGAAAATATTACTACTTGCTCATCAATATTCGGCGCAAACCAACTTCTATCTTCTCCTGCTCTTGCCGTTATCCACGGAAGCCAATCCGTTAAAAATTCCCCTACCTTTACCCTTACTCTTGCCTTTTCATAATCTACTTCTTTAATAAGCCCAATACGGATAATATTCGCTAACTTCCTATTTAGCTCTGCAATCGCAAAATTATGGTCTAACATGTGCTTTACCTATTTCGATAACATGTGGCGTAACTCCGCCTGAAAATATTGACTTGCCTACATGGATTTCATGCACCCATTCAACCATCCACACTAGATATGCATCTAATTCTGGCCTAAAATCATCCCCTCCTGCTGATATAAATTCACCTGCTGAAACATTTTCCACGTCCCAAGTATTCTTATTCACTACCCTTGTAATTTCCGCTGCCAGTGACCTTACAACCACCGAGGAATCCTCGACTGTTCCATCAACTATCACTCTTGCCTCAAATCTTGCTCTTAGTGCTAATTCCTCTGTTCCCGGATCTTTCCCTGGTTCTAAACTTGCAAGCTCTACAAACACTGCTGGCGCTATTATTTCCCGACGTACCGTTCTATACACTTCACATGTCTGTATTGCTGGTATCTCTTCCCTGAGCTTATTACAGATTGCCTGATGTAAATTTCCCCAGAACATTATTTCATATAACTCATTTGCTGATCAAAATACTTCTCAAATACTCTTTCTACTTCATTATCAACTAACTCTTTCATTGTTTCCCGAGCTTGCGTGTTTATTTTAATTTCATCTATTGGCAAAGACGTGGTATACCTTCTTTTGAATATTCCTATATGACCATTTTTCATTGTTGCTATAAATGCTCCTTCATATGTACGGCTTCCTACTTTTGCTCCTATCTTTGTCTGTTTTATACTCCCAAGTTTTGCTACTCCTATCCACTGCGAACTGAGCTTTACTATCGACCATAAACGCTTTCTATTTGCTTTATCCACACTTAACTTTTTTCTCATTGCTTTTTTTGGTATTTGTTTTTCTTCGCTAACTTGTTTGACAGTTTGCGATCTTACCCATAGCGCTGTTTTGTTTAATGCCCTCACCGTCGCTTTTTCCACTTTTTTCCTTTCAGCATCTATACTTTGCATAACTTTTTCTATGCTACCGGTGACTTCGATGTTAATACGCATCTATACCCCCACTGCTTGTATTTTCCATACCATTCCCGAATTATCCCTAAGTGGTGGTGAATATATTTTGTACTTACGCTTATCAATAATAAAGATATCTCCTACTACTGGCTGCAATACATCGAATATACTCACCTCAAGAAAAACCATCTCCCCGACAAATTGTCCTTCACCAATTCCATATAATTTATCTGGTTGTTGTTTCAGCACCTGAACCATGTATGACTTATCCTTTGATTCATACAACGCTTGCTGCCCTAGATGTGTAAAACAATCTGCAAATAATCTTTCTATTTTTCCTTGCATATTTTACCTTTATGCACTAATCTCTACATGCACGCTAAGAAGGGGCATACTGGTAGAGCAGTCTCATGCCTCACCACTTTTATAGTTGCTCTACCAGTATTGTTATGCTGCAACGACTTTGATTAATGTTTCTGGACGATGGCACATTGGTAAAGAATTTGACTGCGTATGTAAATCGGTCCCTCTATCAAATCTTCTTGGCTCTTGTTTTGCATATAACGGTTGCCCTAGTGTATTTACCGTCTCATTAAAGTCTGCTGGTGCAAAGTATGTCGTAAATGTGCTTGCTGTACCAAGTGGAAAACAGTGGCCCGTGTCTTTTTCTATAAATCTTCTCACATTACCTTCAGGGTCAGTTGCTTGTCCTCTATACTCCTCAAATGTTATTCCACAGAACGTAAATCCTGATCTCATATCGTTCCTTAGCGCTGCTCCTTCTTGCCATCTCTCATATGCTTCTTTTACTTTGGTATGAGAAGTTAAAGCATCAAAAAACTCAGGACTTACCAGCGCATGAATCCCAGTCATGTATTCACCACTTAAGTTGTCCTCAACATGACGCAATACTTCCAGACACTTACGCTTTACATCAGTGGTTGCTGTTCCCAGTGCAAAATTTACTACTTTCGGTGTAATTTCAAATTCGTTATACAGATTTAACAATTCACTGCCATCTGCGTCCAGAATAATCCCTTTCAATGCTCCCATCCGCAAATGCTCTAACGTTATCGCGTGTTTGTTTCTCATCATCTGCAAATGATCCGTTATTACATCTGCCAGCGCCTTAAGTTCATTCTCTGACCCAAATGCCCTTATTCCTTGCACTTCCTCAGGCAACACTACATCATCATGGGGAATATGCGGAATGGTAAAAGTTCTTATTTTCCTTTTTCCTCGTTTTCCTACTGTTGCTGGTGCTCCTGGTACTTGCGTGGGTAATAAGCTTAAAACTCCGTTATGTTCTTCTATCGTAATATGTCGAAATCTTACTGATCTACTTGGAAATAAATTTAAATTTTCAACTCGACCATAATTTATCGGCAATATGTTCATTGCATTTGTTAATGCTGTCATACTAAATGCCGGATTTGTAAATGGATTTTGCATTTTTTTTCTCCCTTTTTTCCTATTAATTTAAGTTAAACTCCCTTACGAATGATGATGCCCCGTGCGTCAAGTTGCTTTATTGCTGCAGCTTTTTGCTCCTCAGTGATATTTGCTGGCCACACCACTGCATGATCTGCTAGCATCGCAATACGTGTAATGATTACTGCTTTGGTGGTTTCTGTTGCGTTTACATCACTTGTTATTACACCTATTGCTGTTTGCGTGCCGTCTGTAGCTGTTGGATTTAAGGACTTAATTAGACCGTCTTTAGTATCACAACCAACAACCGTACCTAGCTTTAGGTTTTGCCCCTTTGCTACTGTTATTTGGTCTCTTGAATATAGATTAGACACTTCATATTTCAGAAGATCGCCTAAATTATTTCCTTCTGTTATACTTGTCATTTTTTCCCTCCTATATTTGTTACTCAAAAAAAGCTGTGTAAGTTTTTCTGAAATTTCGATATTAAATTAAAATAAGTCTTCTAACGTGATCACATTATTGATTATATCTTTCAAGTACTGATTTTCAGTTGCTCCGTTTGCAGCAATAAGTACCCAAAATATTTGTTTCTTTGACCTAGTTTTTTCTTTATAAATTGCCTCTTTTTTTCTTAATTGTTCTATATATTCTTTTGTTATCGTATAAGGCTTATCACTGTATTTTATTTCACAAAGTGTCGTACATCCATCCTCTCGATCAAATACCAAGTCTATCTGAGCACCACTTTCTTTACTGTTTTTCCCTGAGTGATATTGCCAATCTCCACATATAAACCCCATATGCTCTATATTTAATTTTCTTCTAATCGTATTGGCATGTTTAAAACACACTGCTTCAAATGCTTGTCCTGTCCATGTTAGCCAAGCTGGTTTTTTTATTGCTAACTCCCAATAATGAACATCACTTGTTATTGCCTTTTTCATTACTTCTCTGAATGGTTCAATCCACGTTAGATAAAATAACACATATTCGTCCATTACCCTGTAATATGCTCCTCTTGTTGCTTTATTCAGTGGTAAAAAATCTCCTATAAATCCCGCTTCTTCTAAACTCCTTAGTTTTGTGGTTAAGTACCCTCCTTCAGTGATTTTTGTTGCTTTTATCAGTTCTTTTCTGCTGATTCCTTTTGGCTTTTTTGCAATCGTGCGAATAATATTTATATATGTCTCTGGTTCTTCATACAAAGAGTGGAATAGCATATCAAATTCATCAAATAACAAACCTTCCTTCTGAAAGCAGATCTCATTAATATTTTGTGTCGCTGATAATCCTTTACTTATTTCTTTTAGGTAATGTGGTATTCCTCCCATTGCCATATAGATCTGTAATATCTGCTGATGGTTAAGATTGACTCCTAAATATCTTAAATACTTTTTAGTTTCACGTAAGTTAAAAGGCTGTAATCCTATTCTTGCAGTAATACGATTATGTAATCCTCCTTTATTATATATTAAATTTTCTAACATCCAAGAAGCTGCTGAACCACAAACAACCAATATAAGTTTTTTCCGGTATGTCCAATATACATTCCAAAAGTGTTCTAGTGCTACTAAGAATCCAGATTTTCTTGCAGCAAGCCATGGCAACTCATCAAAAAATATCACAACTTGTTTATCTCTGTATATATCAATCGAAAGAGTTAATTGATGTAACGCATCCATCCAGTTTTTAGGTACAGCCATTCTTATGCCATTGTAAAAAGCTCTAGACAATGATTCTACGAAGATCTCAAGCTGCGCCTTTAATTTACCTTTGTTAAGGCCTGTCTGCTCAAATAGCACTACATCTCGCTTGCTAAAAAATTGTTTTATTAAGTATATTTTTCCTACACGACGTCGACCATACACTGCGATAAACTCGGCTGATTGGGAAAGAAGCTTATTTTCTAGAATCGCTGTTTCTTTTTCTCTACCAATTATTGGTTCACTCATACAATTTACCGCGGCGTATGTTAGCATTATATACCGCGGTTATAAGATGATCAACTTTATTTTACCGCGGCGTATGTTAGCATTATATACCGCGGTTAAGAGTAGGCTACCATCAAATGCCCGATTTTGCTCGACTTTTCGCTACCTGCATCATCAAGTCTTCCGGTGTACTTTGCGGTATTGTACTCAAAATCTCTGTCTTCTTTGTTCTCTCTGCTAGTATCGACATCAATATCTCTTGGGCTTGTTTGGCATTTACATTCTGCTCGATAAATTCTCCTATCTTTTCTGGCATCTTTGATAAATTACATAATCTTATCACCTCTAATACTTCTTTACGGCAGCTCTCGTACCCTAAACATCTTCCTTGCTCAATTAGATCATCAATATCTATTGCTTGTTCTTTTGTCATACTAAAACTCCTATGATTATTAATAAATTCAGAATATGTTATTACCTCATCAGCAAGACCTATCTCTATTGCTTTCTCACCAAAATATAGCCCTGCTTCCGTTGATTTGATTGTTTCCGTGGAAAGATTCCTATTTCTTGCTACAAGTTCGACAAACATCTCATATAGTCGGTCTACTTCCTCTTGTAAGCTTTCCAGACTTTCTGATGTTATTGGCTCATGCGGATTTAAATCGTTTTTTCTCTTTCCTGCAAACACTGTGGTATATTTTATCCCCTGTTTTTCATCAAACCCACTTTGATCTATATGACTTGCTATTACTCCTATGCTTCCCACTCCTGAAGTTCTCGTTACCAATACTTTTTCAGCACTTGACGCTATCGCATACGCCGCAGAATATGCATCATCATTTGCTATCGCTATTATCCTCTTTTTTCCACTTTCCCTGGCACTGTAGATAAAATCAGCAAGGTCGAATAAACCGTTCACTTCTCCTCCAGGGCTGTCTATATCCAAAATTATTGTTTCTACTTCTTCATCTATTAAAGCTTCTTCTATCTCTTCACGTATCTTCTCATACGATGTCATCCCCAACACATCATCAAAAGCCTCTGACTTCTTCGTCAAGATTCCATATATTGGTATTACTTTTATTCCCCTTTCACTATTTCTTACTGCATGTTTTATATTTTTAAACGTTGGATGCTTCTCTGCATGTAATGACAATAAATCAAAGCTTCTTTGCTCTATCATCATCGGCTTATTCATCCAATTTATTTGTGTCGTCATATGTTTTTAAAATTTTTTATTTGTGTCTGGGGCAATAAAAACCCATTTGTCATAGAAATAGAATTTTATATCATTTCAGCATTAGAATTCACATCAGAATCAAAATTTAAGCCCAGTTCACTTGCACGTCTTTGATCTTCAGCAATTTCTTGGTCGATTTCTTCTATATCGTAACCTAGCTCTGAAACTACTTCTGACCTGCTCTTAAACCCATTCCTTACCGCCATTTGCTGTGCTTGCTGGTCTTTTAGCGGATCTACGTAAGCACACCCTTGCGGTATCCATTTTACCTCTTTTGCTGTTTCTTTTGCCCAATTTTCACCTATGTCCAGTTCTCCAGAGAGTAGTGCTAATTCTAGCCACCTATCCCATACTGGCCGGCAAAGCTGAAATACTACCACGTTATGCTGTAACATCGCGCACTTCCTACGAAACTCTATTAACCCAGCTCTTATTGATGAATAATTGACACCACTTAAATCTCCTGTTAGCTGCTCGTAAGTTATCCCTGTGCCTACTGCTATTGCCCTGAGTTGCTGTTTCATGAATGCTTCATAACTTCCCCCAACGTCTGATGGTTCCGAGAACTTAATATCTTCTCCGGGATCAAGTAATTGCATAGTCCCAGGTTCTAAGCCAGACAGCGCTACTCCATGTTCATTACTCTCTCCTTCTCCCATGATGTTCGCTTCAGGATCAAGTCTGGTAATAAACCCTGCAAACATTGCTGCTGTCTTTTTTCGTACTAATTCTGCATCGTCATATTGATCAAGTTCATAGAGCTTTAACAGTACACTGGACAACCACGGTACTCCTCGAATCTGCCCAGGTCTTAGTGGTCTATAGATATGTAAAACATCGTTTGCTGGCACTCTAACTGATTCTCCAAATGATCCTTCACCAGGGTGCTCTCGAAAAAGGTAATACGCCTCTCTTTGCCCCAATCGGTTAAATTCAATGCCGTTTCTTATTACATTACCATTGGCAAGGGTTTGATTGCTCTTATTGTCTAAATGCTCTGATTCAAGTACTTGCAGTTGCAACGGCACACAAAGACCATCTTCTCGTTTTCTTGTTCGAAGTCTTACAAAACATTCTCCTCCTTCTATCATGCTCCTACAAACCAAAGCTTGTAATCCATAAAAATCACTTACTCCGCTACTGTCTGCTTCATCTGTCCATCTCAGCCATAATTCTTGCACTTTTTTCCGAAATTCTGCATCTTTCGCCTTTGACTGCGGTTTTATTCCTGTCCCAACGCAATTACTCACTATCGTATCGATGATGTTTGCCGCATAGGAGTTCTTTCTTACCATGTCACGTGACCGACTTCGTAAAGTTTCAAGACTATGCGAGAGTAAGCTATTTATACTTCCTGTCTCTGGTTGAAAGTGCAATGATCTCCTTCCTGAGCCTGACGCATCCCATGCTGAACTTTTTGGTTTTGTTGGTTTCCGAAATAATTGTTTGAATGATTTCAATAACATCATGATATCCAAAAATCTTTTAATTCTTCTAATGTTCCGTTGAATTTATTTCTATCACATGAGCCTATTCCTTCTACTGAATTTGGTTTAGGACCTGTTTTACCATCGGTATACTGCCATAAAGTCCATTTTTTCCATCCTATTGGTAATGTTGGCTCTGCTCCCCATTTTGATAACCATAGTGGGCATTCAGTTAAAATCGGCGTTGCAAAATCTTTCAGAAAATAAGGACTGCCATAAATTAACGGCAAACGTCCCGTTACTACATAAACTCGATTAACAAAGTCTTCCGCTTGTTTTGCTGTTATACTTTTTCCATCTTTATTTTCTTCAATGTCGAGGGCTAGCAATATACTTGAACTATCGCCAATTGTCTCTAAAAAATGATCAGCTTGGTCTTTGCCGCTTTTTTCCCCGACACCAAAATGGTATGCTCCCCAGAGAATTTCTTCTTCCTCAGCGGTTTTTCTCCTTTTTGCATATTCAGGATCTACGTACTCTACCCCCTGGGTGGCTTTGTGAATTACGCCTAATATCCCATCTTCTTTTGCTAATTTAAAATCTATGTTCCTATCCCAATGCGAGAGGTCTACTATTGCATTTATAAACTTTCCTGATGCCATATTACCTGTGGCTATAATATACTTTAAATGCTCTAAAAAGTCCGGATACTCATTTTCCACCATATAACTTCTCATATAACTCCTTTACTAGTTGCAATAACAATCTTTCTCTTCGGCTTCACACCTGCGACTTTCAATTCAGATTTAATGCGTTGTCTTAAGCTCAAGAGGTCATTTATCTGCACTTCTCCGTACCTAACCACGTGATCGCCATATGCAATCGATACTACCCGTTTCCCGCTCTGTAGCTTCTTTATCGCTTCTTCTACTTGATCTAAATATTCTTGGCTATACATCAACTTTTCTCATTCAACCATTGACTTCTTCTCACTCTTTTTGACTTTTTAGTTTTTTCACCTACTAAACTTTCCCACTTACTCTCTGGCCATCTATCTATTCCCAGTGCTATCGATGCTGCTCTTGCATAAACTCTGCAATCTAGTACTTCATTTCGATCCCTTATCTTTTGCCACTCTTGTTTGGTATACCCTTTTACTACCTTGGTAATTAGTTGTTCTGCAGTAAGTTGCTTAAAATATTCAGGTGGATATTCGGGAAAATGACAATACCCCGGCGCCCCTTCTGTTAAAACATTAAGTAATTGGAAAAGCTCGGACTTTAATATCGATACCCCAACTGGCCACAGCTTCATTCCTCTCTTTAGCTTTTGTCCGCTAACTGTTACATCTACTCTACTTGGGCTGCTAAGTGGCACTAGCGCTTTGTTTGCCCCTTTTACTGCCATTACTCTTCCAGAGCCTTGGTGACCTCTTACCCAGTTGTATACCTCTTGTGTTGCATACCCAGCATCTACCGCCATCATGCTTATCATGTATTCAAGACCATTTTCACCGATAAAATGATGATTCAAAAGCTCTGACAGTTTTCCCCATACTTCTCCACTTCCAGTATCACCTTCTAATACCTGGTAGTCTATTGACCAACTTTCTCGATTTTTTCCCCATGCTACAATTTCCGCCTCTAACCGATCTTTTTGTACATCAACCCCTGCCGTTAACACTATTTTTCCACCTTTTGGCACCATGCCTATCGGAAAATTTTCTCGACGCTCAAATAGTTGCTTCCAGTCTGGTACTTCTCCCTTATCTACCCAGGTTTCTCCGAGTGTTGTATTTATCCAAACTTTTAGTAATTGTTCATTTTCCTTTGCATGCAGATAATCTTCCACTGCTTGTTTCCAACTATACCAACCAACTGGGCTATACAAGCTTGAAAGGTGGAATCCTTTTTTTTCACCTTTTATTGGATTAGTAGGCCTCCATTCACCTCTAGCTAACATCTCTGTTTTCTGATGATTTTTTATTTCTCCCCTACACTCTATGCAAACGTAGTGGGCTGTTGAGGGATCTTTATCTTTCCACTTTATCTGTGGCCATTTCAGCACCTGATAGTGATCACAATGTGGACAAGGTACAAAAAAGTATCGTTTGTCTGAATTCTCAAATTCCTTCTCTATTCTGCTTATTCCATGAACCGTCGGTGTCGATACCAAAAAAATCTTTCGACGAGCAAAAGTATTAGTTCGGGCTATACTGAGTAGTACTGGGTCACCTTCTCCTCCTGAATCTCCTGGATATGCATCTACTTCATCAAGAAAAAGATATTTTACCGGCATAGAGCGCAGACCCACTGGACTGTTGGCACCTGTTACTACTACCGTTCCTCCCGGAAATTCCTTACTTTGTACAGTGTTGCCTGAATCTCTCGACCTTGGATCTTTTATTTTACTCCTTAAACATGGCGTATCTTCAATGAGCGGCGCAAATCTTCCCTTTGACCAACGCTTGCCCATTTCTACTGTTGGCTGTACTACCAGCATAGGGCCTGGTGTTTGGTCGATTATATATCCTATCCAGTTATTCCCAGCTTCTGTTCCGCCAATTTGTGCTCCTTTCATGAATACCACTTTTTCAGCCGGTGAAGACGAGGAAAGTGAATCCATTATTTCTCTAAGGTAGGGTGTTCTCTCTGTTCTCCATTTTCCTGGTTCTGATGATGCTATCGTCGAAAGTTGACGATTTCTATCTGCCCACTCTGATACTTTTAGCGGTAGATCTGGCCTTAATCCTGCATAGAAACTACTACTATAGATCATTTGCTGCAATTGTTGTACTTTTAAGGGAAAATGGTATTTTTTGTCTGCACGCTGATGCCTTACTTAAAATCAGTATTGCAACTAATATGTTTATTAAACCTATCAAGTGCTTCCTTAGTATCATTGAAATGTATTTTCCACTAACTCTTCTAAAGCTGTTCTGATTTCCTCAGTCAGTGTCTCATGGATCTTCTCTGTGTCATTCATCGATGCCAGTAATGCTGATACTCTGTCTGGGATATTCAAAAGATTGTTACGAACCACTCTTGCAACATTAAATGCTTCAGCCTTTACTTCTTCTACTGAGATAAGTTCACCAATTTCAGCTTTTGCTTTTGCCTCAAGCAGTTTTCCCCGTTCCATCTCGTTTTTAATTCGGGTTTTAAGCAACATCGTGGAAAGTTTACTACCTTCTTCTGGATTTTTTCTCCTCAGTGGTTGACTTGGATCTCGTATTGCTGCCACCGCTTCATTTGCTTGTTCTCGGTCAATCAAACCATCCTCCAATTCAACGATTCCTTTCTTTACTAAGTAGCAGACGTATTGCTTTGAAACTCCTAGTTCTCTTGCCCATTCCGTCTGCGTTATTTTTCCCTCTTTCACCCCTTTTTTACCGTTTTTCTTCTTGAATTTGTGCGAAAGTCTTGCCAGTATCCGAAAGTATCGCTTCTCTTCCCGTATACACCTGCCAACGCTTTATCGTTACATCTACAAAGGCGGAATCAAGTTCTATTGTTCTGCATATTCTTCCTGTCCTCTCACATGCAATCAATGTACTTCCAGACCCGCTAAATGGATCAAGAACTATGTCCCCTGGTCTACTGCTGTTTACTATCGCTCTCTCCATTAACTCCACTGGTTTCATCGTTGGATGCAGTGAGTTGTATGTTGGCTTATCGTAAAACCAGAGATCACTCTGATTACGTCCCCCATGCCACTCACGTTTATTGCTGTTTTTCCACCCGTAGAGTATTGCTTCGTATTGTCTTTGATAATCAGATCTTCCTAGCGTAAAATGATTCTTTGCCCAAATGATGAATGTCGACCATCTTCCCCCTGCTTCTTCAAATACCTTCTGCAAGGTCGAAAGCTCAGATGATGATGCACAAATGTAAATTGCCCCTTTGGTGTATGCTAAAACATGAGTACAAATGTCATAAAGGAACAATTCGTAATTTTCACCTTGATCATCGTTTAGTATTTTTTTGTCTTCTCTTTCCTGACTGTCACCATATGCTACGTTATACGGAGGGTCACACACGGTAATATCTGCCATTTTATCGTCCAGTACCGCTTTAAATGATTCAACCAGACAACTATCACCACAGTAGATTCGATGACCACCTAAAATCCACAGATCCCCTGGTTTTGTTATTTCCACTTTTTTGTCATCACCAGCTAAATCAGAAAATTTTTCTCCCTTTTCCCCTTGTTCTTCCCTTCCATCAAGATTATCAAGAAAGCGTTGGACTTTTTCTAGCTCAAATCCGGTCATTTTAAGGTCAAACTGCAAATCTTCTAACTCTTGAATTTCCAACTTCAAAAGATCATCGTCCCACTTTGCCCAGTTAGCTGATTGATTTGCTAGTAACCGAAAATTTGGTTTGGGCTTCACTTAAGTTATCACTGAGCACCACTGGAATACTCTCCATACCCAGTTTTCTTGCTGCTTTAAGCCTTAAATGACCATCAACTACAGTGCCATCGCTTTTTGCAACTATTGGAATACGAAAACCAAACTCCCGGATTGAAGCACACATTCTGTTTACTACATCGTCGTTCTTGCGAGGATTACGCTCATATTCGACAAGATTTTCAATAGGATAGTAGTGTATTGCTAAGTTCATATTCCTAATAGTTGTTATGTTTAAATTCTTAATAACTTGTTAAAAAGTTAATAATCAAAATACGTCTGACGCTAGAGAGGGCCCGGGGTTTCGCTCCCAAATCAGCCTGGCTGGCGGGAAGGACCCACTTTCTATGGGATGTTTAGCATATTAAAATCTTTACTAAAATTGTTAACATAGAACATCAATGCCAAAGCATCAGCTTCATTATCGTCTTGAGGGAAAAAACCTTTGCCCCTTACAGCTTCAATAACTTCACTTTTATTTGCATTACCCTTACCGGTGATAAAGCGTTTTATCGTCTTGACAGGTACACCTTGATAAGGTATATTGTTTTCCTCGCACCAAGCTGTTAAATGAGCTAGAAAGCCTCCGTAGCAATGAGCAGCATCAGTTCCAAGGTGTCTTCTTACTTCTTCAAAATACACTGCTTCAATATCTGAAAATCTTTCCCTCATCTCATTGAGCCACCTACGAAAATTTAAGAAGTGCATTCCACCTCCGCTGAAACGGCTACCATGAAAACTTTCACTCCCACTTTGAATTACTCCGTCTTTGAGAATTGCCCAGCCGGTTTGTTTGCCGAGGTCGAGTGTTAGTAACTGGAAATTTTTATCTAGAGATATGGTGTGAGCAAATATATGCATGTAATATATATACGTAAATTCTCAGAAATTCGTCCAAAAAATGTGAAAAAAAGTTGAAATAATTTTAAGGCAGCTAAGGAATTAAAGAGCTTTGAAAACCAGCTATATCTTTTACAGCAGCTTCTTCGCTATTTGAGTTGTTTCCATTTTGGAAATAACTGTTTACTGGTATTTTAAAGAGATTACATGGGTTTTTGATAAAGATGCTATCTTCCTATCCACATCACTAATAACGCTACAACAATCCTCTAAAACGTTTTAAAGAATTTGGTTGCAGTAGAGACAATTAATTGGTTAAATTTCTTACATGTAAACTTTATTGATGGTAGGTTTATAGCAATGGTTTGTTTGTAAAGTTATAGGAGATAGATAATGGATGAAAGTAAAGTCGTATTTTATACTACTCCAGGTGGAAATATAGAAATTGAAGTTTTATGCAAAAATGAAAATCTTTGGCTTACGCAAAAAAAGATGGCTGAATTATTTGATGTACAGCTGCCTGCTATTAGTAAGCATATCAAGAACATATTTGAATCTGGTGAATTACAGGAAAAAGAAGTTGTTTCCACTTTTGAGGTAACCGCTGCAGATGGTAAAAATTACCCAACACAACTTTACAATTTAGATACAATTATAGCTGTTGGTTATCGAGTTAATTCTAAAAAAGCAACATCTTTCAGAGTATGGGCTACAAAAGTTTTGAGGGATTTTATCATCAAAGGATTTGCATTAAATAGTGAACGATTAAAAAACGGAGAAAAATTTGGCAAAGATTACTTCAATGAATTACTTGAAAAAATCAGGGAAATACGAGCATCCGAACGTAGATTTTACCAGAAGATTACAGATATTTATGCTGAATGCTCTGCAGATTATGATCCAAATTCGGATATAACAAGACAATTTTACGCAAAAGTACAAAATAAATTATATTGGGCAATTTATGGTTTAACTGCAGCAGAGTTGATATGTTCTCGAGTTGATCACGAAAAACCACATATGGGGCTAACTACATGGAAAGATGGTCCAGGTAAAAAAATTCACAAGAGTGATGTAAGTATTGCGAAAAATTACTTAACCGAAGAAGAACTAAGTGAACTAAACCACATTGTTTCGATGTATCTAGATTATGCAGAACTTCAAGCAAAAAAGAATCGGCTGATGAAAATGCAGGACTGGGTTGAAAAATTGGATGCATTTTTATTGTTCAATGATTATGAAGTACTTAAAGATGCCGGTAAAGTTAGTACTGAAGTTGCAAAAGCCCTAGCTGAAGGAGAATACGAAAAGTACAGAGTTATACAGGACAAATTACATGAATCTGATTTTGATGAATTGATTAAAGCAAGTAAAGAAAGTGAGAAAATAACTGTCTAACTACAACAAAAACCAGCTTGTAGTTGAGTTATCTGTGTTTGACATCTTGTTTACCACCTCTTGTTTTAATTTCAAGGGGGGTGAAAAATTGTCCCCTCCCTTGAGAGAGCCCTATATCTCTGCTTTTTTTGACTACTACAAAAGAAGCTTTTCTGTTGGAGACGTAAATTTTGCTCTTTGTCTCCATTTTAAGCGGCAATCAAATTTTACGAGCTATATCGCTCCAATAGCTTCTCATCTGTTGTTTCTTCTTCTATGGCAGTAGCAGTTGTTTTAAACAAAAGTTGTTCTACTGCCATCCATTGGTCCTTTGCTATACCGAAATTACGAAAACTGTTCAATTTTTTTAATTTTTCTTTGCAAAGTGTAAAAAATGTGCTAAACTTAATAGTAAGTTTATTCTGCAATAGTTAGATTACTAAAGATGCCTTTTATTTGCGTTTTAAAGGGGGCTACACGTGTTAATTTAAAAAAGACGAAACTTTTATATCTAAATTACAAATAGTGTTGTAAGGACCTTCTAAAGCGTTTTAAAGGGTAGGAGCATTTTGTTATCCTTCTTATAGTATAAGTGACATAAGTTGGCTATTGCAAAAATAACGTTTCAAAAAGTCTACTAACCATTTGTTCTTTAGGTTTGAAAAATTTTCTTTGCAACTAACAAAAAGCATAACCGTAGGGTTTTTTGTAATAAATAAAAGTTTGAAGTAAAAAATGATTTAGAAATGCCTCGTAATCGAGTTTTAAGCTATCCTACATGAGCAACTTAGGTCAAGGTGGAATTGTACCCTAAGATCACAGAATCGCTTAAAAACGCAATTACGGGCATTTATTCTTTTCTGAAAGTTCTCTTATAGTTTTTTTGCTTAGCATTTTATTATTTTCTATTCTTACTATTTTATTATTATTTATAATATATGTATATATAATATTTACATATATTATATAATATATAAGGTTCTCGGAAATTGGAAATCAGCCAGTATAGCGGGTTTCACCCCCTTCCAATTTTCTAAATTTTTAAGAATGGAAACGCAAGATTTTTGCACATAAAGCAAGCAAAAAGCATAGAACTTCAATAACTTAGCTGCAGTATATTTTACGTTTCCAAATTTAGATAATTCGCTGGAAATCATGAAACTTTACAAAACCGGAAATCAAATTTTAGCTAAAGCGTTCCTTGTCTTCTGAAGTTGCTGTCTTATTTAATTTTAGAGAAGTCTTATTTCATTTATTAATAAAGTTAGAACTGTCTTATTTAGTTTATTAATAAAGTTAGAACTGTCTTATTTAATTTTTCATAATAGATAAATCTCTCTTATTTAAATTCTGCAGAGTCTTAGGAAGGCAATTAGTAATAAACCTTTAATTATTGGAGGTTTTTATGCAATCAAGGAACTCTTTTTCAGGTATTGATCCTATAATTGTTAAATATATAAAGTATTATGCTAATTGTCTTAATCATGTGGGGTGCTTTATTCATGAAAGTCTTGAAGATATAGAATTAGAACTTTTTTGTGAGGTTTGGCCTGACCTTAATCGATATGACGAAACAAGAAGTAGTTTTAATACTTTTGTTGCCAATTTAACCAAATATCGTGCACGTGACCTCTTGCGTAGTCAACTACGTGCTAAACATCAGATAGACTTTGGTATTGATGATGATATACCAGATTGCAAATACCTTGAAAGTGATATGATGGTATACATTGATGTAAAAAATATAATTTCAAAACTACCAAAGTCTCATAGAGATTTATGTGAGCTGCTTAAGGTTTTTACTATTACTGAAGTTTCCAAAATAACAGGCATACCAAAAACAACTGTCTACAACATTTTAAGGCAAATACGCGATAAATTTTTATCTCTAAAATGAGATTTACTTAAACTTTTTTTTGCAAATTTTGGACGAATTGCATAGGTCATTACGTATATATATCTGGGTCCAGGAGAAAAATGAAAATAATCGATAGAGATGAACGACTGAAAACACAAGCAGGCATAACAGCAGTGATAATTGGTCCTGCTGGTATTGGCAAAACTAGTCTGCTTAAGACTATAGATAAACCAACACTTTGTCTTGATATCGAAGAGGGTCTTGGCTCCGTTAAGGATTGGGATGGAGGGTCCATTGAGATTGAAACTTGGAACGATATACGTGATATAGCTTGTCTTCTTGGTGGACCTAATCCTGCTGTCAGAGCTGATCAAGCATATAGCCAGAAACACTATGAGTATGCATTCAATAAAGAGAAAGAGCTTTCTCAAAAACTGTCCCAATATCAATGCATTTTTTTCGACAGTATGACAGCTGCTTCAAGACTATGTTTGGCATGGGCACAGTTACATCCAGATGTTTTCTCTGAAAAAACAGGAAAGGCAAATGAATGGGCGGCATTTGGTAAACTTGCTCAAGAAATGATAGGTTGGTTAATTCAACTCCAACACATAAAAGACAAGGATATTATTTTGACTGCTACTCTTGGAAAATCTCTAGATGAATTCAATCGTCAAATTTGGACTCTACAGTGTGAAGGTAACAAAACTACTAACGAAATTCCTGGAATTGTTGATGAAATGATCAGTATGGTTGGACTAAAAAATAATGAAGGGAAAGAAGTACGTTCTTTTGTTTGTCATACCCTTAATCCTTGGGGATATCCCGCTAAAGATCGAAGTGGTTGCCTTGATATGGTTGAAGAGCCGCATCTGGGAAAATTACTTACGAAAATCAAAGCCAAAGCCTTTTCTACTGCTGCTTAATGGAGAATAACTATGCTACAAAACATTTTCACTATTGGTCAAAGAATCCCTTTTTTCAGCGTAAAAGAATATTTGAGTGACCCAACACCAGTACCAGAAGACATCATCTACCCGAGGATATTAACTCCAAGGGGTTTGTTGGTATTTGGTGGCCCTCCTAAAATTGGTAAAAGCGATTTTCTAATTTCGTGGTTAATGTACATGGCTGCTGGCGTTTCATTTCTGGGTATGATTCCCAGTCAGCCTATGAAAGTTCTCTGTCTGCAGACTGAAATTGATAATGGATATTTAAAAGAGCGTCTACAAGAGTTAAAACTTGATAAAGAGCTTTTGGATATTGGTGCAAACAACTTCATGATCACGCCAAGAGTACAACTATCGTTTAGTAGTGAAGAGATAGATGAAATAAAAAACTCTCTGGAGGAAAAAAGTTTCAAGCCAGATATTATCGCCATAGATCCTCTACGAAATATCTTTAATTCAGGTAATGAGAACGATAACAGCGCTATGTTGTTCTTTCTACAAAAAACACTTGAAAAACTGAGAAACGTTATCAATCCAGATTCTGGAATAATTTTGACCCATCATACGAAAAAATTACCTAAGAAAATGCTAGAAGAGGATCCATTTCAAGGTTTAAGCGGTGCTGGGTCTTTAAGAGGGTTTTACACTACAGGAATGGTGATGTTCCGAAAGGATGAAGAAAACAGAGAAGAAAACGGAAAAGAAAAAACCGCATGTCAAATAGTTTTTGAGTTACGCAATGGAAAACATATTCTGCGCAAGACTGTTGATAAGATAGATGGTCGCTGGCAGTTAATGGAATAGCTGATTCTTTTTCAACTTTATTATGGGAGTATTTATGTTACAGAATTTAACTGATTTTAACACTGCAAAGTCGCAAAGTAATTTAATACCTAAAGGTACAACGGTAAAAGTCAAAATGGCTATTAAACCTGGAGGTTATGAATGTTGGTTCACCAAAAGTCCCACTACCGGTAGCATTTATTTAAATGCAGAATTTACCGTCATTGAAGGGCCATATGCAAGGCAAAAGATTTATCAAGCAATTGGGATAAAAAGCGGCAAAGCAGAAGGCGCAGAGGACGTTTGGGGAGAAATTGGTCGTTCTATGATTCGAAGCATTTTGGAGTCAGCACGCAATATTCATCCACATGATAATTCAGAAAAGGCAACTCTTGCTCGTAAGCTGAACTCTATTGCAGATTTAAATGGTTTAGAATTCAGAGCAAAGGTAGGTATTGAAGCTGATCGGTATGGGGAAAAGAACAAGATTGCTACAGTAGAGCAACTTCAAAATACTGAAAACGATTGGGTACCGTTTTGAAGTACGACGAGGAAAAGCTCTGGATTGCTGTCATTAAGAGAGCTATCAAAGATGCAGCAGGAAAAAATGCAGAGCTAAAAAAAGAAGCAATTGAATGGTTTGATTCGGAGTCTTTTGAAACCGTTTGTGAGCTAGCTAATCTCAGCTCTAAACGTATGAAAAACATGTTGTTAGGTTATGGAGGTTTCATGTCTAAAAAGGAAATAAAGGTGTCATTAATTGATAATATTAAGGAATGTGTGTCTCATCTAATTCCAGATGGCAAATTTCATCAGGAGAAGACTTATGTTGGCAGCTTAAATGGAGATACCATTATGGTTAAAATAGTAGGTAAAAAAGCCGGTAATTGGCGTAATTTTACCACAGGGGCTAGTGGTGACATTATTGATCTTTGGACTTTAATCAAAGGTAATATAGATTCTGCCAAGGAGTGGTTAAATACTGAAAGTAAGCATACTGAGAAATTACAAAATAAAGAAGCAAAGGGGGCAATAAAAAAAGGGGAAAAGGCGTTTTCTGTAGGACAGTATTTAAGCGACCAATCTCCAATGCCAAAAGATGTCATAGGACCAAGAATTCTAACACCAGGTGGACTTTTAGTTATAGGTGGTACTCCAAAGGTTGGAAAAAGTAGTTTTCTGCTTTCTTTATTAGCACATATGGCATCAGGAGTACCATTTCTTAAGATGACACCTACAAGACCGCTTAGGATACTCTATCTACAGGACGAAATGGGATATGACGGCATAAGAAGGCGCGTGCAGGAACTCAAAGAGCTTATGAGTTTGGTAAAAGAAAACCTGGTTATTACTTCAGAAATCAAGATAACGTTGAATGATGAAGGAGTGAAGAGGATCAAAGACATCATCGTGAAAGACTTTGGTACAAAGATGGTTGATCTTATTGCAATAGACTCTCTTACGACGCATCTGATGCCACTTTCTCTTTTGCAAAATGGGATTGAAAAATTACGCTCTGCAACTAACCCAGCAGTGGGAATAATCATGACCCATCACACTAAAAAAGTATCCACAGCTACGCTGGAAAAAAACCCATTTCAAGCTTTGGTTGGAGCTCATGCATTAAGGAGCCTCTATACATCTGGTATAGTAATGTTTCAACCTAACAGACGTAAAAATATCCTGCAGATAGCGTATGAACTTGGAAACGGAAAACCTATACCAGCAAAATTCATTAGCAGAGCTAACGGATGTTGGAAAGCTTCTAAGGTTGTGGCTATAGCATAGCAAAGTTGAAATTGTTAAGGAATTTTTATGGATATCTATTGCGATTTTAACACTGCTGCATTACAGAAAAACGGGCATTACAAACCATTGATTGAAAAAGAAGAGCTTAAAACTCAGCTTTTACAAAACATCAGATCTTGTCTTTCGTACTTACTACCTAATGGCACTTTTTGCAAAAATGAGTTTCAAGTAGGCGATGTCTGGGGTAATAGAGGAAAAAGTTTAAGAGTAGAACTAAGTGGCAGTAAAGCCGGCTTATGGAATGATTTCGCGACTGGGGACCGTGGTGACATTATCGATCTCTGGGCAGCCGTACATGGGAAGAATGCGAGGACAGAGTTTTCTGAAGTAATGGCTTCTATAAGTGAATGGCTTGGCAAACAACACACTAGAGAAAAAAAGAGTATCAAAGATCTAGAACAGTACATGACTTGTAGCTGGAATTATTACGATGAAAACAACCAAGTTATTGTTATAGTTTACCGTTATGACCCTCCTGAAGGAAAAGAATTTCGTCCCTTTAATGTTAAAACATCCAGCTATGGTGCACCAGAGATAAGACCTCTATATAACATCCCGGGCATTTTAAAATTTGACAAAGTTGTTCTAGTTGAAGGAGAAAAATGTGCTGAAGCGCTCATAGAACAAGGCATTACTGCAACAACAGCTATGTCAGGAGCAAACGCACCAATTGATAAAACAAGTTGGACTCCACTTAAAGGTAAACATATAATTATTTGGCCAGATAATGATGAAGCAGGTAATAAATACGCTAAAAGTGCTGAAAAAAAGCTTTTGGAACTGGGAGTTGCATCGCTTACCACTCTTAAGATTCCACAAGATAAACCAAAAGGTTGGGATGCTGCAGATGGTGTGTTAGAAGGAATAAACGTTGAAGAATTTATCCTTAACAACAAAAGCCCTAGAAAGTCAAAAACAATTGATACTACAGCTTGGACCAACACTGCTCCAGAGAGAAAATGGATTATTAAGGATTGGCTCCCTGTGGGAAGTGTTACAGCTCTTTACGGTGATGGTGGTGTTGGAAAATCTCTCCTTGCTCAACAACTAATGACAGCCGCTGCTGCTGGTAAACCTTGGCTTGGAATAGATCTAGAACAAATAAAGACGTACGGTGTGTTCTGTGAAGACGATGAAGAAGAACTTTGGCGCAGGCAATGTGCAATTAATGAATTTTATCAATTAGATATGAAATCTCCTGATTTTCTTAATAACATTCGCTTATCATCTCGAGTGGGGGAAGATAATCTACTCATGGTTTTCAATAACAAAAGTGCAGGTCAATTAACTCCTTATTTTCAAGAACTACTTGAAGATATTGAATCATTTCAACCGAAGTTAGTGGTTTTGGATACAGCAGCAGATCTATTTGGAGGGAATGAAAATGATCGTTCTCATGTAAGACAATTTATTCAAAACTGTTGTGGACGCATAGCAAAAGCAACACAAGGGGCTGTCTTGTTATGTGCTCATCCTTCTGATTCAGGGATAGTACGTAAAACAGGTACAGGAGGTTCAACAGCATGGAATAATTCTGTACGATCCAGGTGGTATTTATCAAGACCTGACAGGGCTGACGCTTCTTACAATGAGCGTATTCTTTGCCGTAAGAAGTCCAATTATTCTGCATCTGAACAAGATAAAATTTCATTTCATTGGCAAAATGGATCATTTATACAATATGATGTAAGCTTCGATTCAGAAAGAATAGTAAGAGATAGTTACAGTAAAAAACTAGATTTGGAACGCATAAGAAGGCATGATGTTATTTTAGAATTAATTGCCAGCGAAGCATATATAGGTAAGGTTTATACTGCAGCACACTTTGCTAAGTATTTTGAAGGGAAATTAGGCCTTGGAAGTGAACGTAGCATTCGTGAAAGAATTGGCCATCTTGCAACTACTGGCAAAATAAAATTCTTTAGAAAAAGCCCCGAATGTGAACTATTAAGTACTAAATCAAAATATGGTTATTTATGTGTTGAAGATATGGAGCTTAAAGTATCTGAAGATCAATACATATCCATAAAGCCCGGTTATTACCTATCACCAACTAATGGAGTACTTATGCCAGTTGAAAACCCAGACATTTGGATGTGGTTTTAAGATGGCAAAACAAGATGGCAGGAGTCAAGTTGGAAGACAAGATGGCAGGAGTCAAGTTGGAAGACAAGAATTTACCAATCTGCCAATTATAAGATAATAAAAGCACAAGAAGATCAGTAGCTTATTCTAAAACAAGTTGGAAGTTGGCAGCGTATCAGAAGACAATTGCCAACTAGAATAGCGCACTTGAAGTCCTCTTCTATAGCAGGTTTGGGGAAGTTGGCTAATTGGCAAAAATCTATATATATATAAATATATACTATGCTATTATACATAGTATATATCAGTTAAGTGAAAGACTACCAACTTGACATTTTTTGAGGTCCTTTCATAATTTTGCTTTGTCTATGGAGTTGCAACCTATAATAAAAATATAAAGTAAAGGCAGTGAAAAACAAATGGTCCATAATTGCGTTTTAAGACGATTCTATGATCTGAGGATGAAATAACCACCCTGACCTAACTAACGCTTGTAACACCCTTTAAAAGGCAAATAAAAGGTATTCCATTGGTGCAAGTAAACTTACATGTAAGTTTAACATCATTTTCATTCATTGTAAAGAAAAAATTTGTATGAAGGTCTTATTTAGAAAACTCACTTGATCAACTATGCAGCTTTGGTTACTGAGCATGGATCAGTAGTGATTTTTTCAGCAGAAGATGATGCAAGTGAGATACACCGCCGCTTAGAACGACTTGACCCTAAGTGTGAAAGGTTAAAACATAAAGATAAATTATTTATTGTGCCACTGCCAAACGTCAGAGGATCACTTACAATACTCAGAAATGTTCGTGGTAAAATCGTCGAAGTTTCTCCTGAATTCGAATCTGTAATAAAACAGCTCGAGGAAATTAAAGATCTGAAATTGATAGTATTTGATCCACTTGCTTCATTTATCCATGCAGATATAAATGCTGATCCATCTGTAGGGGATTATCTGATGTGTCTATTGTCTGATCTAGCAAATAGTACTGGAGCTTCAATTGTTACTGCTCACCATATGAGAAAGCCAAAAGGAGAAAAACCTATACTAACTGTAGAACAAGCAAGAGAGGCAATAAGAGGAACTACTGCACTTGTTGACGGAGTTAGGTGTTCTTTTGCATTATGGCCTGCATCCATGGAATGTCAGAATTCAGTATTTAATGATCTGAAAGTCGCAAAAGTTAACAATGCAATTTATCAAGGAGCTATAGTTAAATCCAATGGGCCATCGGACAGGAGCATAAGAACTTACTTACGTTCGCCAATTGGCTTACTTGAAGATATATCTGAGCAGCTAAAGCTTAGTGAATTGTCTGATGAATACTTAAAAAAGATACTTACGCAAGCTATTACAATTTCAGCACAAGAAGGACATCCATTTACCCATACAGGTGGAGCAGGAATATTTAAACAAAGGCACAGATTATCAGCTATATTTCATAATATCAGTAGGCACAGGCTTGAGCACTTAGTACAGATTTTATTAAACGAACATAAGGTAGTGAAAGGTATGGCTGCAAACTCAAAAGAAGATAAATGGCTTGATGTACCAACTGGTCCTTTTGCAAGAGGTGAAGGTAAATTTAAGCTAGGTGCTGAGCTCGAGCTTCATTCTCCAATAACATTGAAACCTCAATTCTTTTAAAGTTAAAGGTGCTAGCAAGAAGTTTATTCTATGAAATCAAGAACTTGAGGTTTAGTAGCACCTAAAGAAAGTATAAAGGGATTAAGACGATAACCATGCCCTTTGTCAGAATATCCTGGCCAGCCAATACTCTCAATGACGTCTTTGCAATCAAGCCCAAGCTCTTCAAATAATTTTTCCTTTATTGCTTTGATCATTCTGTTTAGTGATTTTCTGATTTTGTGTTCTAAGTTGTGAATTTCCGGATTCAAACCCAAACGTTCTGCTAGTTGAGTGATATTAAGGAACTTATATTTTTCTGCAGGCAGCCCATCTTTAAAATTCTGCCAAAACTGAGCTAATAAAACATGCATGATATTAAGACGTGCTGCTGAGTGCTTACTGACAATTTCGACATTATTTATATAGATTGCGTTACCCCTAATATGTAAATACAGTATCCTAGGCTGAGATAGCTTAGTAGACGGAGTTTGCAACGTTTATTAATTTATCATGTTAAACAAGCGCATTATAGCACGTTTTCAATAAAAAGTGAAAATTTTTTGGACGAATTTTGAAATTACTACGTATATATATAATACAGGAGTCAAACTTTCAAATGTCAATTCTTACACAATCAGGAAGAGCAGCAATAGCAGCAAGTATAAAAGAGCAACCGATACATCTTGCTTGGGGGAGTGGTTGGGGAAGTAGCCATAGAGTCGAAAAAATTTCTTTCACCGATGATAAACTTAATTACCATCCCGTCAAAGATGTGAAGGTTGTTACAGCTTATCAGCCGAGTACAGACTATACAGTTGATAGCAATACTGGGGTTATTCAGCACATAGAAAACAGCTCTATTGTAGAGAATAGTGCAGTTACCATAGAGTATACTCAAGATACACCAGCAGAACTCATTACTTCTACAACATTACTCAAGGAAGTTGGACGTCGTGTTGGTGATGAGGATGGAGAACTTTTGACTCCGACAGGCAGGTTTAAGCCTTCTACTGTACCAACCAACAATCTCTACCTTAAATTCACTTTCGATTTCACGGACGCAGCAAATCAAGTGATAAGGGAACTCGGGGTTATGGTTGGTACAAAAGTGAAAAAAGAATTACCGCCTGGACAGAGATATTTTGAACCACAAGATATAGAAGACCCGGGAATTTTGTTAGTTTTAGAACACACGGTACCACTTATCAGAACTGCTGCCACAAGAGAGACCTTTGCCTTTGTCGTTACATTTTAGCAAAAGGGGAAAAAGATGACTTTAAATAGCTATTATAATCGCTCTGACAAAGAATACGAGAAAAGTTTATTCTTAGCAGGAAGAGGTTTGCAGTCAGCAGAATTAAATGAGATTCAAGATTACGCTCTTTTGAGGCTCAAAGGCATAGGAGATGCGATATTCCGCGATGGTGATGTTATAGCAGGAAGCGATTGTATCATAGATGGGGAAAAAGTTACACTTGAAGCAGGAAAAATCTATCTTCGTGGAGCAGTTAGAAAAGTCGAAAAAGAAAAATTTACTATTCCACTTAATACTATAGTTCGCATAGGTGTTTATTATGTAGAATCAACCATTACAGAACTTGAGGATGAAAATCTTCGTGATCCTGCGGTTGGTACGCGTAATTACCAAGAAGTAGGGGCAGCAAGACTTAAAGCAACGATTATTTGGGGTTATCAAGCAGAGAGTGTTACTGTTAACTCTGCAAATGGGGAATTTTATCCAATTTACAATATTGAAAACGGAGTATTAATAGAACATTCGCCGCCACCACAAGCAAACATAGTAACCACTGCACTTGCCCGTTATGACAAGGAGGCAAATGGATCTTACGTAGTAAATGGCCTAGAAGTAATGTTTTTGCAGAGGGAAGAGGGAGAAAGAGGGGCACAAGTATTTGTGATTAATGAGGGAAAAGCTCATGTTGATGGCTATGAGACTCAGTTACCTCACAGTATTCGAGTGTATTTTGATGAAGATCCAGATATAAAAGCAGTTAAATCAGAATTTCACACCTTTCAGCCAAATAGCCAAAGAGTAATGGAACTTAAAGTTCATGATTTTCCGGTTAGTGAGATAAAAAGGATAGATATAACTGTTCAGAAGACAATTACCGTTACTCACGGTTCATACTCTGGAGTTGTTGATCCGATACCTGACTCTGCAGTTCAGGAGATTATTCAAGTTAAGCAAGGTGATGTAATCTATGAAAATAGTGCAGATTACAAGCTCAGTGGAGGAAACATTGATTGGTCATTACCAGGGAAAGAGCCAGCTCCAGGGAGTAGTTACCTGATAACCTATCGCTGTCGCACTCATGTAAGCCCTGAAGATGTGGATGAACAAGGATGTAAAATAAAGGGGGCGGTTGATGGCAGTTTAGTTTCAGTTGATTACACTTGGAAAATGCCCCGCTTTGATTTAATCACTCTAGATGCAAAAGGAGTGGTAAGAAGAATAAAAGGAATTGCTCATCCATGGCGACCATCGATGCCTAAAGCCCCTAGCGGACAATTGCTGCTTTGCTATATTCATCAGACGTGGAAAAAAGGGGAAGAGTGGAAAATAAAGATAGTGAATAATGCTATCCATGCTGTACCGATGAACGAATTGGAAGCAATGAAAAAAGGAATAAATGATCTTTATGCATTAGTTGCCGAAGAACGTCTGCGTAATGATGCAAATTCAAGGGATCCGACAGCCAAAAAAGGAGTATTTGTTGATCCCTTCTTTGATGATGATATGCGTGATCAGGGTATTTCCCAAACTGCAGCAATTGTAAACAAGGAACTAATTTTGCCGATTGATGTAGAAGTTGCTGACGTTGAAAAGGGGAAAAAACCATATCTTTTGCCGTATGAACTTGAGCCAGTATTGGAGCAGCTTTTACAGACTAAAAGTGAAAAAATTAATCCTTATCAGGCTTTTGATCCAGTACCAGCAAAAGTTACCATGAACAAAAACATCGATCACTGGACAGAGGTAAAAACAAATTGGTCAAGTCCAGTGACAAGAGAATTTAATACTAGAGAAACAACAGAGCTATTGTCAAGTAGTACGTATGAAGCTGAATTTATGAGAGAAGCAGTACAAGGTTTTGAGATCGAAGGATTTTCGGTCGGTGAGAAACTTAAAGAAATAAAATTCGATGGCATCAGCATTCAACCCTTAAATTAAAAGTAGAAAAAAAGTGAACAATCAAGGACGAATAAGTGGAAAAATAAAAATCCCAGCAAATATTCCAGCCGGTACTAAATTAGTGCAATTTTACGGGGATAAGGGAAGCTATGGAGAAGCAACGTATACTGGTAAAAAAACTATTACCATAGAAGAGCGAAGAAGAGTTTTTGCCAGCAAACGTGTTGATCCTTTAGCACAGACATTTACCTTGGATGAGAGTAGGCATATAGGAGGTGTAGAGTTATGGTTTACAAATAGCGGCAAAAAACGTGTTGTTGTGCAGATTAGGGAAACAACAGTTGGAGTGCCCTCGCAAACAGTTATTGCTGAAAATTCCATCGAGCCAACTAAGATCAATACTGATGGCACAGCAACACGTATAACTTGGTCACCAGTATTTTGCCATGGAGGGCAGGAATATGCAATAGTTTTACTTACCGATGACGGGGAAAATGCGGTCAAAGTAGCAGAACTTGGCAAATATGATGCAGTAAACAGCAGATGGGTAACGAGTCAACCATATCAAGTAGGAGTATTACTGTCATCGAGCAATGCAAGTACCTGGACACCGCATCAGAATTTTGACCTTACTTTTCGACTTTTAGCAGCAAAGTTCACTGAAAGTTCTCACGTTATAGATCTTGGCAAAGTTACTGTAAATAATACATCAGACTTAATCGCTCTAACCAACGTAGAAAAAGTAGGTTTTGATACCAATGTAGAATTTATCTTAACAGATGAGGAGGGCAAAGAAAATTTTCTGTCGGATAATTTGCCGCTCGCACTGCGTGAAAGACTATCTGGAGAGCTAACAGTAAAAGCAAACCTAAAAGGTGGGAAAAAAAGAAGTCCAGTACTTTATCCAGGTTTGCAGTTAGTTCTAGGGAATATGGGGGAAGAAGGAGATTATGTCACGAGGAGCATTACAGCAGGATCCAACACTAAGATAACAATTACCTACGATGCGCTGATATCTGGTACTGCAGACGTTAAAGCTTATGTAGAGAAAAACATGGGAGAATGGCAATTAGTAAATTTAACATCGGGGAAGCCGATTGGAGAAAATTGGGTAGAGAGAGTCCATGTACTGACGAACTTTAATGCCAGTGAGACAAGGGTAAAATTAGTCTTGAGTGGAACGGTTGTCTATCGTCCAAGAGTGAAAAATTTAAGAGTGATTATCACATAAATCAATGCCAAATGATGAAACGAGGCGTGGATATCCTTTGCCGCATCCAGAGAACATTGCGGTAGAAGATGTAGTACGTATTCGCAGAGCCATAGAAAAGATAGATGAAGATATGAGTGAAAGAGAAGATGAACTAAAAAATAATTTTAAAAGATTTAGATTTGAAACTTTTTTGAATTTTTGGGAATGAAAGAAGCAATAGAAGCATTACACCAAAGGATAAAGGATTTAGCAGCAAATAGCACACCTGATCAACTGGCGTATCTTGCTAAGTCATTGGAATTGATAATAGATAAAAAAGTTATTTCCAACGTTAACATTGTGCAGATGACTGAGGTAAAAGGGATAATTGATGCACTACAAAAGAGACTTAAGGATTTAGCAGCAAATAGTACACCAGATCAACTAGCATATCTTGCTAAAGCATTGGAATCAATAGTCGACAAAAGTGCAGTGTCTGAAATTGTATACATGACAGATGAAAAGTTGAAAGAACTCCTAAACGCTGCAAGATCGCACTTGAATGATATAAACACCAACAAGACAAATTCAATATCGGCGATAACTGTAGCAAAGACAAAGTCTGTAAATGAGATCAATACGCTAAAAACTAATACCTTGGATACTTTAAAAACGTCATCAGATTCATATGTATCACTACTTGACACGAGAAAGGATGCGAATATTGCGGCAATAAACAGTATTAGCAACAGTCATAAAGATGGTCTTAAAGGTTTAGTAGAAGATTTTCGTGCTATTAATAATGTACCACCTGGCTCATCAATTATAGGAGAAATAGAAACTCGAGATGAGCAATTAAAAGCATCCCTTACAAACGAGATAAAAATTAGGGAAAATCAGCTAAGAACACTCACAACCAAATTTAACTCCATCAATGATGTGCCTAGCAGTTCATCAATTATGAGAGAAGTGAAAAAGAGGAATATGGTTGAACCAGGGTCATTACCTTTCTTGTTTGGTGTGCTCAGTAGAAAAAATAATTACTATGGTGACGGAGCTTTCACAACTGAATTAGGTCAATGGAGCAGCGATATAACAAAAACCGACTATATGTTGCAACTACTAGCAGGTAGCCATACATACGATACAAGTTACGTTAGTTTTTATCGGCCAAGACAACTCAGTTTTATAGAGGGAAATAAAGGAACATTTATTTACGGAGAGTCATATACAAGCAGTGACTCCACGAGTCGTAATCAGATATATTACTACCCGTATGCTGCACTTGGAGTAATATTTGTAAAAAACACCACAAGTAGTGATATAACAAGAACATTAAACTTTGTTGGTACATCTTTTTGGAGTTCAGGGTATGAAGGAGCAGGAGCATTTGTAGGAACGCCAGATAATACCAATTATAATAAATCAAGAGTTTCAAGAATAACATGGAAAAATGTTTACCAATACACAAGTTCAACTATAGTACTTCCCAAAGTAAATGATAAAGGTATAATAAGCTATTTGAGTTATAATGGCGTATAGTGTGGATTTAAGGGAAAGGGCAGTATCGATGATAGAAAAAGGGAAGTCAAAGGTTGAGGTGGCAGAGCTTTTGGAGATAGGAATAGCAACTCTGTACCGCTGGTTAAGAAAGAAAGCCTAAGGCCATCGAAAAACGGCAGCTTTATTCGAAAAATAGACCCAAAAATACTCGAAGAATATGTTAAAAAGAATCCAGATCATACGCTGGCAGAGATGAAACAAAATCTTGGATTTGGAATAAATTCAATTTGGTATAGGCTGAAACAGCTAAGAATTACTTTAAAAAAAAGTTACACTATATCAAGAGCGCAATCAAGAAGATAGGCAGCGATTTACCGATAAAATCTCAAAAATAGACCATTCCAGCATCTTATA